ATATTTATCAATATCTTAGGTAGAATAAATTTCGAGAACCTTAATAGTGATGTAGGATATACGCTATATTATTGTGCGACATGGCTTACAACATTGGGTGAAATCGGTATCCTTTGGGCTATGAGTTATGATAAATTGGACGGATATTTTAACGATTATCTGGCTAAACGCGGGAATAATAAGTTACGACTTGTTTCTTCTGGCTCTAATAATCATCATAACTTACAGAAGGTTTAAAAATGCTAGACCGAACGATAAGGATAAAAGATAAATTGGAAGATTGGGGGGATGTTGTCTTGTTAGCCGGGTTTAGTGTATTTGGAGTGGCGTTTAATGCTGATGTTTTCGCATCGGCTCAGCCCGAGCCTATTCATTTAATGCCGTTCTTGGACATTATTACTCAATTCTTATATTCAATCGGCGCACTATTTGCTGTAATGATTGGCGGATTTAAAGCATTCTGGTTATTCCTAGACATTAAAGATAGGTTAAAAGATGAGTAAAATACTAATAGCAGTCTTATTGATCAGCCTAAGCTTTAATGTATTAGCAGCAAAGCCAAGCCTTAAGATGAAAAAGGTATCTCAAAAAGAATACGACCTAGGTAAAGCATATACAATTAAGAAGCTAAAGATTGATGGAACGGAATGCATCGTCTTAGTAGGAAAGTACCAAACAAGCCCCGCCTTATCATGTGATTGGTAAGCACTTACTAACTTAGGAGAATGTGGCATGGCCGCACCTAAAGAAAATCAATTCTGGAAAGCTCGAAGTAAACACGGTAGAAATCTTATTTGGGATAACCCCGACTTAATGCTTGAAGCTTGTACAGAGTATTTTCAATGGGTGGCAGATCATCCGTTAATGGAAGTTAAGGCATTTGCTAGCAAAGAAGGGGTAATGCTTGAAGAGCTTCCAAAAATGCGAGCAATGACCATACAAGGGCTCTGTATCTTTCTAGGTATAGGCTCTAGCACTTGGTCAGACTACAAAGCAAAAGATGATTTCTCGGCAATCGTGAGCTATGTGGAGGATGTAATACGCACTCAGAAGTTCGAGGGAAGCGCTGCTGGCTTCTTAAACTCCAATATAATAGCGAGAGACCTCGGGCTAAAAGACTCGACAGACATCACTACAGGGGGCGAGAAGGTCAATCTAGGTGATACTGAATTAGCTGCTAAGATGCAGTCCATTCTAGAAAATGCGCAGAAGAGAAAAGATGAATCAAGCTCAGATTAAGGAACTCTTACCGTTCATGACTGATGATGAGAAGGCAGAAATTAGCCATTTGCTTACTGTTAATGCGCCTATTTGGACGCCTTTAAGTGGACCGCAGACCAGAGCTTTAGAGTCTGAGGCTGATATTATCTTTTATGGTGGTGCTGCTGGGGGTGGGAAGACTGATTTAGAGATTGGATTAGCCCTAACAGAGCATAAGAAGTCTATTATCTTCAGGAAAGAGGGTACGCAACTACAGGGGATCTATGACAGGTTGACCGAAATACTCGGTAGTCGTGATGGATTCGCTAAGATGGATAAGATATGGCGCTTAAGTGACCGTCAAATAGAATTTGGAGCAATAACTAACAAGGGTGATGAGCAAAAATACCAAGGTCGCCCCCATGATTTAAAATGCTTTGATGAGCTTCCCCATTTCTCAGAGGCAGAGTTTAGGTTCCTGTGTGGTTGGTTGAGGTCTACTGACCCTAACGTCAGATGTAGAATTATTGGGGCTGGTAATCCCCCAACCACATCAGAGGGTGAATGGGTTAAGAGATTCTGGGCTCCGTGGCTTGATGCAGACCATCCAGACCCCGCCGCTGATGGTGAGCTAAGATGGTTTGCTGTTATCGATGGTGAAGATGTGGAGATGGAGAATGGTGATCCATATGAGTATGAGTACGCGGATGGGAAAAAAGAGACCATTACACCTAAGTCTAGGACCTTCATAAGGTCAAAGATTCAAGATAATCCATATCTTATGGATACTGGTTACATGGCTACTCTCCAAGCATTACCCGAACCTTTAAGGTCTCAAATGCTATACGGTAGCTTTGATGCTGGTACTGAGGACGATGCATGGCAAGTTATACCGACTGCATGGGTTCAAGCTGCAATGGATCGATGGACTGACAGAAGCCCTAAAGGCCCTATGGACTCGCTAGGAGCTGATATTGCTTGTGGTGGTAATGATAATACTGTCCTTAGTCCTAGGCATGGTAATTGGTTTGATAACCTACAAAAGCATAAAGGGATTGATACACCTGATGGCGCTGCTACTTCCGCATTAATTATGGCTATGAGGAGAGATCAAGCGCCTGTTCATATGGATGTTATAGGGTGGGGTAAAGATACTCACACTCATTTGGTCGAGAATGGTATTCACACCATTCCAGTTAACGGGGCAAATAAATCAGATGAAAGATCATTAGCCCCTAAAGGGTATCACCCTAGCGGTGCTGATGACGGGTCTATGGGGTTCTATAACTTTAGAGCTCAACTGTATTGGCAGATGCGAGAGGAGCTAGACCCCTCAAACGATAATGGTATTTGTTTACCTCCTGATAACAGGCTTAGGGCTCAGCTTTGTGCTCACCGTTGGAAGCTCACAAGTAGGGGAATACAAGTTTTGTCTAAGGACGATGTTAAGGAGCTGCTTGGTGAATCACCAGACTCATCCGATGCCGTAGTGATGGCTAACATGAAGACGCCAAAAACCTTTGAAGACCTTGGGCAGACTCAACAAATGGATAATGACTTTGATGTATTTGCAACTTAAAAATAGTGAGCATATACTAACCACTTTTAGGAGTGATAATGGGCATATTTGATAAGGTTGAGGCGGAGATTAGCCGTACCAAAAAGAAGGTTAAGAAGGAAGCTAAGAGGCGGACCTCTGATTTCACTAAATTAGCCACTCTTGGAGCTGTAGACCCTCAAGAATTTAGTCGCCTTAAAAGGGAAGAAGCTCAAGCTAGAGGCGAGGCTATAAAACTTCAAACTAAGCAAAAGCGTGGTGCTCTGTTGGATCAAGCAGAAATTCAAGATGAAATAGCCCAAAGAGTTGCCACTAAAAAGCGTGGTAAACGTTTCGGTTTATTGATTAACTCTCAATCAGGTAGCTTATTAACGTGAGTACAAAAGACCCCGGTAAGCCAGAAGCCAAGATGCCATGGACAGGTAAGCAAATTGGTCAAAAATTCACCACCGCCCAGAATAGGAAGAATACTAATTGGGTGTCTGTGTATCGTGAGGCTATGCAGTTAGTTACTCCTCAAAGGGAGACTTTCTACAAACACGCCCCCGGAGAAAAGAAAACCCAAAGGCAATATGACAACACAGCTATGGAAGCTATTGAGGTGTTTGCCTCTAGAATTATGGCTACTGTCACCCCCTCATGGCAGATGTGGAGTGAGTTTAGGGCTGGATCTGATATTCCTGAGGCTGACAGAGATGATATAAACAAACAGCTTGCCGAATCTAATAAGATCCTGTTTGATTTTATTAACCATTCAAATTTTACCACGCAAGCCGGAGAGACTTACCTTGATATAGGGTATGGCACTGGCGCAATGATAATTGAAGAGGGTGACGCTGAGGATTTGTTAGTATTTACTAACATCCCATTATCTGAGTTATATATTGAGGAGGGGCCTGATTCTTCGGTTCGTTCTGTTTATCGTTTAATTAAGCCATTGGCGTCCAATCTAAGCACCATGTTTCCTAAGGCTAAATGGAGTAGCGATGTTAAGAAGGCTATCGACAAGGGGACTGATGAAAGATTTGAGATTATTACGGGCTCTTTGTTTGATCCAAAATCAAAGCTTTACTTCCAGATAGTTATGGAGAATGACAGTAATCATCTGGCTCAACACCATACAGAGACTACAAACCCTTATATTGTTCCACGGTGGTCGGTGATACCCGGTGAGATTTACGGAAGGGGTCCAGCTCTTAAGATGCTCCCAACAATTAAAACCCTTAATAAAATGACTGAGTTTGTATTGAGAGCTGCATCAATGGCGGTTTCAGGTGCTTATACAGCTTTGTCAGATGGCGTTTTAAATCCTTATAATGTGAAGATTAGACCTAATGCCATTATTCCGGTCAAGGCTCCTGATTCATTGCAGCCGGTTCCTTTGTCTGGTAGTCCTGAGTTTGGCCAGTTAGTAAGGTCTGAGTTGGTTGAGGATATTAAGCGAGCCTTTTTGGCTGATCCTATGCCTAGCTTTAATGACCCTGTTAGAACTGCTACCGAGATAAGTATTCGAAATAGCAATATGCTTAAGAATTCAGGCGCGCAGCTTGGAAGGCTTAAGAGTGAATGGGTAGAGCCAGTTATTGAGAGATGTGTTGATATACTTCAGAAGAACGGAAAGCTTCCAAAGATTTCCATTGATGGTCGAGAAGTGACCATTAAACATACGTCTCCACTTGCCAAGATTGAGGACCAAGAGGATTTGATTGGGTTCAATGAATTCTTAAATACTATGGGTGTTATGGAGCAATATAGCCCGGGCCTAACAGCCTTGACTGTTAAGCTTGAAAAAGCACCTAGCTATTTAGCTAATAAATTCGGTGGATTTGAGGAATTAATGAGAACAAAACAAGAAACCGAGGAGACTGCTGCCACAGTAGTCCAAACGGGTGAGGCATTGGCTCAAGCCGCTGGTGCTGGGGAGATAGATCCAAGTGTCGTCGAATGATTTTTTTGATACCGAGCAAGATGGAGAGATTTCAGAGGAGGATCAAATCCTCATGCTTAACTATAATAATCTTATCCATGCACTATTTAAGCAAAACCCTAAAGGCGTAGAGTTGCTAGATATTTGGTTTAAACAGTTTGTAATGGCCCCTATTGTAATACCCGGAAACTCTTCTGAGGCCCACGGAATACGGGAAGGGTCTGCAAAGTTTGTTAGAAACTTAATGGAAACAATCGAATTAGTAGAACATAATTATAACTTACCGGAGAATAGCGATGCCTGATCCAGCTACCGACCCAGCAGTCGACCCAATTGACCCAGCAGTAGATCCAATTGTTGATCCCGCTAACCCTGTCGATCCAGCAGTAGATCCCGTTAAGGCTGCTATGCCAGAATGGGCAGATAAGCGTTTTTGGGATGAGGAAAAGGGTGAGTTAAGAGTTGAGGATATTCATAAATCTTGGAAAAGTGCTCAGGATTTAATCTCTGGCAAAAGCCCTTCCCCTGATGCTTACGAGCTTAACTTTGGTGAGGATGTGCCTGAGGAAATGCTTGAAGGTTTAACGGCTGATAATGACTATGTTAAGTCAATGATGGAGATAGCCAAAGATTCTAAGATGAGTCAGGAGAACTTTGACAAGTTTATTGGTCTTCAAGTTATCGATGAGCTTGGAAAGATTGAGGCTGTGAAAGCTGAGAGAGAAGTTCAGGTGAAGGCTTTAGGAGAGCATGGTGCTCGAAGAATCAAAGATGCCCAGTTATGGTTAGATGCTAGTTTGCCTGACACTCTTTCAAGTGAGCTTAAAGGTTTGCTAACTACGTCTGCTAGCGTTGAGGCTATCGAAGGGTTGATTAAGGCAAGTCGTGGCGTTATATTGCCAGCAGAACCATTAACTGGTGAGATAGTAGATATTCATTCAGATTTAAGAAAAAGGCAGTTTGCTAAAGATGATAATGGTGTTCGTCTAATGCAAAATGCAGATTACGCAAACAAGTGGCGGGATGATGCTGCCGCTGCAAATTTCCAAGGATAAATTATGGCTTTTACCCAGCAAACATTCAGTCCGGTGTCATCTAACTCCACTAATGCGCCAGCTCAATATTCATACAAAACAGATGATACGCTAGCCCAAGTTAGGGCGGCTGATTACTTTAAGGATAAAGAGTTTCAGCTAGATGAGGGAGATTTTATATTTATATATGCTGCCGATGGTGTTTCTGTTGCTAATGTTATGGTTGGTGGATCTATAAGTCTTAGCTTAAGTACGGGGCCATCTGTCGGCATTAGTTATTATAAGCCTATTCTAGCGGGAAATGATTTGTGCTCACCAACAAATACTACTAGTTTTTTTCCTATTGTCGTTGGAGCTGCTGGAAGAACAATTGCATACGCTAATGGGTTTGAGGAAACTGCTTTAAATTCAGGAGTCCTTAGATATATTGGAGAGGAGGATGTTGATGTAGAAATGGTCGCACATCTGATGACTATTTTTAATAATGCCAATCCAAATAGGGCTGCATACTTTGATTTTTTTATTAACGGCGCTCAAGCAACTGGGGATAGAGGTGGAGTTGATGTTAACAACGGGGTTAGCGTGGAAGCTGGAACTGCTATTAATACTGCTACATTAAGCAATGGCGACGAGATAGAGTTAAAGGCTAGGAATGCTAGCGACCTTGTAACAATTACATTTTATCAAGTAGATATTACTATTAAGAAGGTTTGAGTATGATTATTAGACACGATGTATCAAATGGCGCAGGGAAATTCGACTACTTAACAAACAATGAGATTATAGCTCGTAGCTACGGTCCTAGCTCTGAAACAGAGGAAGAGATAGAGTCTAGACTAGGCGATACAATCGTTTCTTATGCTGATAGTGATGATAAGGCTAATTATGACGCTTCCCAATGGTCTAGAGATAGGCAGAACGAATACTCTAAAAAGAGCCCGTATGATCAGATTGAAATGATGGCAGACGGTACTTTTAATGCTTGGTATGATGGAATCAAACAAACCTACCCTAAACCTTAGGATAACTAATGGCTTTTACTCCCGAAACATTCAGCCCTGTAGGCGCTAATAGCACCGAAGCCCAAGCAATTTATGCTTACCAGACAGCCGACACATTAACTGATGTCGGTGTTGCTGGATATTTCTCTTTCAAGGAATTACAGCTTAAAGAATCGGATATTATTATCGTGTCCGCTTCTGATGGAACGGGTATTTATAGGATTCAAGCCGATACATCTAGCGCATCCCCTGATATTTCAAGCGATACAGCGGGACTCCTTACATCTGTATTTGGCAGGACTGGCAATGTAATAGCTCAAAATGGTGATTATAATACCGATCAAGTAACTGAGGCCCTCAATTTATATTTTACTGAGGCGCGTGTTCAGGCTGTCCCTGAGGTTGCGGGGGCGGAGCAGACCTCTAACAAGAATGCAGCTAATGGCTATGCTGGTCTTTCGAGTGGAAAGATTGATATATCTCAAATACCATTATCGGTTCAAGGCGCTATAAAGGTCGTTGGTTTCTGGGATGCTGATACCAATACGCCTGATTTATCTGCTTTAACTTTAGCTCAAGGAGAGTCATATCAAGTTAGCGTGGACGGGAGCACTAATTTAAATGGTGAAACTAACTGGAAGGTTAGGGATCTTGCTGTATGGGATGACACCTTATCTGGTAATTGGTTTAAATTAGATAATACTGATGATGTATTAAGTATATTTGGGCGTGTAGGTGCGGTTGTTGCGGCTGCTGGTGATTATACAAGTTCGCTAATTACTAATAGTTCTGGTGTTGTTGGCGCTTTTGTTACAGATGCCCTAAACACTTTAAGCTCTAACTTTGCTAACTTCCTAGATAAATCCACATATGATCCTACCGCTAAAAATGGCGATGCCTTTTCCATGGGTAATATGGATGAAACGGCTACAAATAAAATATTTCTTGATACTGAAAGGACCAAGTTAGCGGGAATTGCGGATGGTGCTCAGGTTAATACGGTTGATGATGTTAATGGTCAAACTGGCACTGTTAGTGTTGATCAGACAATTTTCTCCGAATATATTATAGGGACTACTGCTGATCCTAGTACCACAGCCACGACTTCTGGTACGGCTCCTACTTTAGCGGAGATGACGCACACATTTACTCCGGCCAGTGCTACAAATAAGATTAGAGTTGATTTTAAAAGCCCATTTCTAACCAATGATAAGAAGAATGGTATTAGGTGTGGGGTCTTTATTGATGGTACTTTAGAGGCTGAGACTGAATCTCAAGAGCAATGTGGGGATGATGCGGACGAGGCTAATACCATGTGCACCTTTTGGGAAGGCTCTTTGCCAGTGGCCTCAACCACTATTAGTATAGGGTTTTGGGGTACAGCTGATACAAGTATTGCTGTGGGCGTATTGAGAAATATGAGAGTTAAGGAGACGCGTGAGCCGTGAGTTGTGGAGATTGTGATATATGCTGCAAGGTATTTAGGATCGAGGAGCTTGATTCACCTAAAGGCGAGTATTGCAAACATTGTGATAAAGGATGCTCTATTCACGAAACAAGGCCAGATGTATGCAGAGGGTTTGAGTGCGGGTATTTGACGAATGGATGGAAAGAGGATTTAAGACCTGATAATTGCGGAGTTATTGTACAGCAAACAGTTAAGGGTGAGTTTGAAGCTTTACAGATTGAGGATGAGGTTAGCATTGGAATACTAGCAAAGCTTGAATCTATTAGAAAAAGTAACCGAATAGAAATCAAAGAGATAGACGCGAGATGATAAAACTAAAAACATATTCAAGAGCCGCTATCCCTTCAGGTGCGCTTGATTTAAATGAGCTACATTCTGAAATGGCATCTTGTGGTCATATAACTAATTTCGCTTGCTTATGTTTGGAGGGAGATAATATCGATGTTTATGGTGATTCTCTGGATGCTGAGAACCCTCTAGATAGTTTGGTTTCTATGCATAATGAGGATGTTGAAAAGCTTAGAGAGTCCCTGCTTGATGAAATTGACGAGAGCGCAAGGGTTAAGCGAGAAAATTTTGTAGACCCTAATATGGGCGAGACTCATATTAATAAGAGAAAAGAGGCTCAAGCCTTTAGGGATGCTGGCAATCCTGAGAATGATATAGCGCCCGAACCACCTTTTTCGACTGCTATCCATCCCTATGTTTCTGCTTATAAGAAGTCTAATGATCTGCCTACCGGGCAAGACGCGGCTGATGAAATAATTAATGCCGCAGACCAGTCTAGCGGGAAAGATGCAGATATTGAGCACCATAGAAATAAAGGGAAGAAGAGAGTTCGCTCATCTAGTGATAGGGCTGAAATGAGAGCCCGTAGGGATGAAGCTATAGCCTCTATCAATGTGCTTGAGTAAGCACTTGCAAACCTAATCTAAATCAATACAATGTAAGTATTCACTATCAAGGGAGAACCTTTCGAGGCCCATTAAAGATAGTTCTAGCCACCTTCGGGAATAATGGCGACAAACGTAATTTTTATTAATCTTTTTTGGGAGACATATAATGTCTAAAACCTTAAGTGCTGTAGCTAGTGCTGAGTTTGACTCAGAGGTCAAACAAGCCTACCAAGGCATGTCAAATCTAAGAAGTACCGTTACACAACGAACTGGCGTAAAAGCTGGAACTTATAATTTCCGTCGAATGGGTAAAGGATTGGCTAATCAGAAAGCAAGCCAAGCTGATGTTACGCCTATGGATGTGACCAATAGCTTGCAAGTTGCAACGCTTCAAAATTGGAACGCACCGGAATATACCGATATTTTTGATCAAGCAGCTGTGAATTTTGATGAACAAGCCGAGCTAGCGCAAGCTATCGCAATGGCTATTGGTCGTCGAGAAGATCAATTGATTATCGATGCGGCTATCGCTTCGGGAACGGGTAATATCATTGCTGATGGTGGTACTGACCTAACTACAGTTAAGCTTAGAGAAGCATCTAAGCTATTAAATAAAAATGGTGTCCCTACTAAGGATCGTCATATTTTGGTTAGCGCTGATGGTCTTGATTCAATGTTGGCAGAAGAAAATGTTACTAGCTCAGATTTCAACACTGTAAAAGCGTTGGTTCAGGGTGAAATAGATACTTTTGTTGGCTTCAAGTTCCATATAATCGAGGATCGTCTAGAAGGTGGCTTGCCGCTAGTTGGTGATATTCGAACAGGATTGGCTTATCATATGACTGCAATTGGTATCGCGGTTGGTCTTGGTCCTGAGTCTCGCGCTGATTGGATTCCTCAGAAAACATCATGGTTAGCTAACGGCTTGTTAAAGGCTGGTGCGGTTAGTCGTGATGCTGAAGGTATCGTAACAATAGCAACAGATGAATCATAAGCATTAGGCCCTTCGGGGCCTTTATTATTAATTTTTAAATAAAACGGTGAACGATTATGGCTTTTAAAGCTGCTAATTTTATTCCTTTATCTGCACTTGCTAATAGCAATGCGCCACGACAATTCCAGTATAAGAGTACAGTTGATAATATTGCGGCTATAAAAGCCTCAGGTTATTTTGATGCTGCTGCTG